GTTAACGATAGGCGTTGCTGGTGGGAATGAGAATACTGAGTATTTAGTGTTATCGACTAGCGCTGCTGCAATAGTTGCGCGAAGGGTTGAGATCGCCGCCATGGTTAGCCAACCATCGAGCCGGGCGCTAAAAAGGGCGCTAATAACCCTCTGACTCTTGCGAGGAGTGTGTTCCCCATTCTGTAAGGGCTTGGTGCATATCCATCGACTGTAACTCCGCCGCTCGATGGTGCTTGGCGGCTCTGCCAGATGTCGATCGAGATCATGAGGCTGGCTTCTTGGATCGCTGGGATCGTTGCATAGTCCACATAAGTGTCCGCAGCCGCTGAGCCATAAGGGTTAATTGGGTGGTAAGTGGTAGGTGTGTTGTTATTGCCTGTGATCGCATAAGTAACTGAATACTCACCCACGCCAGTTATTGTCTTGTTACCGTTGTGCTTTGCTCCGCAACCTGTGATGTTAAGAACTTGCCCAACATAGAACACATCTTGGACATAATCATTAAAGTAAGAAGTGCCGGTATTGGCTGTATTGCTATGCCCGATGACTGGAGTCGTATTAGTCCATAGAAAAGGGATCAACACATTATCAGCAGCATCGCAGACGGACTGTAGGGTCGCGTCAGCGTAGAGAGTGCCAACGCCAAGGGCGGTGCGTAACTCTGCAACTGTTGTGTAAGACATTTGATCCTCTTTCTAAAGACTGGAGGGGTAAAAGGGCATTACCCCTCCAGCGACTTAGTAACCTATTATGTAAGGTTAAACTTGCGAACGCCCTTACCTGACTTAGCCAAGTAGATAGCGAGGTAACCGTAAAGGTTGATCTCAATTTCGCCTGATGTAAGAACATTAACGCGAAGCTGTGTTGTTGGAGACTCCCAAGTGTAAACAGATGCCGGAGCAACCAAGAACGCTGAGTTATCGACTACGCCTGATGTTGAGATGTTGTGATCAACGATCAAGTCTGTACCAAGTACGCCACCGACAACTGATGTTGCGACTGCGTTGCCTGATGCGTTCTGTGTTGCGCCTTGTGCTGAGTAAAGTGCGCGACCTGTTGTGTCTGCGTATCCTGCGATAGCAGCCCATTGGTCAGTTGATGCAACCAGCTTGTTAGCGAAGTCTCCGCCAGTTCCCTTGTATGCGGCTGCGCCTTCTACAGAGATGAATGACTGAAGTCCTGCTGCTGTTGCTGCTGTTGTTGCCGCTGTTGTACCGTTAGCCACGAATGCTGCAAGTAGTGCTGCATCTGTTGCCTTCTCGTACGCCTTGCGAAGTTCTGCCATCATGAGTTCCATGAATGCAGGAGACGAGCGATCCACCAACTCGAAACTTACACGCTGCAAGCCACTAAACTTTTCGATCGAAATCGTGTCGTAGGCTGAAGTCATGCCTGTCTCTGATGGTGCTGCGCCTTCGTTAGTGTCTGCAACTGTTGGTGCAACATCTGCTGAAGAAGCATTTGTGTAAAGGCGTGGAACTGTGAAAGACATTCCGTCGATGCCGGCAAGTGAGCCGCGTGTTGCTGCTTCGAATGCTGGGCGGCCTGTGAATGTATCTGTGATGAAGGTGTTGAGGTGTGAAGGAAGTGTTAGACCTGTGTTTGTTGATGTTGAGTCATCTGCTGCACGAATTGTGCGGCGTGCTTCGTCATCGCCTAGGGCTGCCTTCATAGATGCTTCGAGATACTGCGCAGACGAAATTGGTGCTACGCGATCCTTTGCATACGCTGGTGCTGAAACAGTTGGACGAGCGGCTTCAACAGCCGTTGCCTCAACTTCTGGTGCTGCTACGGTGTCTGGAGTATTTTCCACGACCGCCTCGCTTTCTGTTGGTGTGTTTGGTTCAGCAGGGAGTTCAATTTCCTCTGCTGCGATCTCTAGAACCTGAGCAGACTTAAAGGCTGGCTCAGTAACTAAAGAAACTTCTTTTAACTTGGCTGCGGTAACTACTGTGTGTCCGCTGCGTGATGGTGCAGATGAGATGATCTCTGCTCCGATGCTAAGACCGCTTACGAGTCCTTCGCTTGCCATTACTAGGGCATCAGTTCCGCCGGTTGAGCGACTTAGTTTGAAAGTTGCATAGATGCCATCTGGTCGAACTGTGGCAGTCATCATGCGGCCGATAGGCTTTTTAACATCATGCTGGCTAAGCAACTTGATCTTAGAAGGATCATCGATTTCAATAGATCCTGCTTCGAATACGACTCCGCCAAGATTAGTGTTACCGATTTCGCCAGTTCCCATAGGCACGATTTTGCCTGAGATTTCGCGGCGTTCCTCGCTGCATTCAATAGATGATGCTTCGATGTATAGAGTCTCCATTAGAGTCCCTCACTTCCGTTAGGTGTTAAATCCGTCATTTCCATGGCCTGTTCAGTTGTAATAAGTCCGAGAGCAAGTAACTTCTCAATAACTTGAAGTTCGACTAGCGGATCATTCTTTAAGAATGTATCAAAGACCGCAAAGCGAACTTCGTGGCCAGATGTTGAAATATCGTCCATGCTTAGACGAGCCTGAATTGCTTGAATATAAGGCTCGATAGATAGCGCGTAGAACTGCTTACGCTCATCTTGAACATTCGCATAAGTCATAGTCGTGTTCTGATCAGCCGATAAGTAATAGGCTGGAACATTCATAGCGCGAGCAATTTCAGTCGATAGGTTCTGAATTGCCTCGTTATACATCATGTCTTTAGGCGAGAACTGTGTGGACTGGAACTCTAAAGTAGAAGTTAAATAAGCAGTCGAGTTGTTTTGGCGGCTACGCTTCCAAGCTGAGAGAAGCCCAGAGACTTCTGCTGGTGGTAGGTCTGCGCCTGTGTTCTTTAAGATACCGCTAGACATTGGAGTTGCTGAGGCTACTGATGCAGCCTTGTTGATGTCGATAGCGCTCTGGATAGTGCGCCCAGCGCGTTCTAGTACGCCTTCATCTAATCCTTGAATAGTTACGATGTCGTTCATGTCGATCGGATAAGCATCAACATAATACTGAGTGATCATGATGCCTTCAAGATCAGTTGTAAAGGTTACGCGAGTATTGGCGATCCATTCGAATGCTGATGGTCGGCCGTCCTCGGCGTAGCGCTCCGTAATTCTTAAATAAGCCACGCCGTAAAACAGTAACGAGTCAACGCACCAATTCAGGGTGATGAATGAAGGTTGGTTCTTAGCAAGTTGTGAGATCCAACGAGGCGCGGCCATAACTTCGCCGGTGCGCTTGTTGTAATACTCTAAAGGGATCGAAGCGACAGTTCCGCAGATAAGGTTGCGCGCTCTGGCGATCGAAGGCACAGACATCGCATCTTTGCGAGATACTCGAAGTGCTATTTGGTTGTAAATTGTGGGTAAGTTTTCGCCCATTACCTGTGGCGCTGCTTGCGCTTCTACGATTAGCGGCTTGCGCGAAAAGATACCCATAGGGTGCAATTATACACTACATGTAGGTCATTCTGTGTAGATAGCCGCTACCTGTTGTGGTTTGTAAAGCATGTGAACAACCATGGCGGTGGCAATAGCGCCAGAGACATCGCCAGCAGATTTTCTTTTAACGATACGCCAAGCAGAGTCGTTAACCTTAGCTGCGCAGTTATTCATTTGTTGAATCCAGTTAGCCTGACCAGAATGAACCACGCGAAGGTTAACCAAGCCATCGAGCAAGTCTCCGCAAGCCTGATAGAACGATGCGCCAGAGATATCCTGAGTCATGCAGCCAGCATTAGTTAACTTATCGGCGATCGACTGGGCTGTGTATTTATCGAAACAAATTTGGCGCGGTCGATAGTTATCTGACCAGCCTTTAATATCGGCTGCTATTTTCAGATCGTCAACTGAGACTGCGCTCTCCCAAGTTTGCAAGATGCCGACTCCGATGCGACCGTCTGGCAATATCTGACCAGCAACGAGAGAAGCATTACGCCTCGAAGGTGAGACATCGAAGCCAAAGACTGTGTAACCGCCCGGCGGGATAGTTAGGTTGCTATCGCTGGTGTCCTCCAGAATGCCATGCGGCCAAGGTGAACTTAGGGAGTCGATCCATTGGCATAACAACTCTGTGCGAGTATTTTCTATCGGGCTAGTGGCAACTGACTCAGCCAAGGTCTCTTTAGTTACGAGATAACCAAGCGCAGGATTAGCAAGCGCCCAAGATTTAGGATCGTCTATCTTGCAGTACTGAGGAGCGGAGTATTCGTAATAGCCGAATGTCTTAGGTGGGTTGTCGAGCGCTCGTTCTCTTAATCCGTTTAGAACTACGCTGAAAGCATCTCCAGCATTGGAAGTTAGGAAGGTGTGAGCATTAGGTCTAGCGCGAGTTACCGGCATCGCAGCTCGATAGCCCTCCTCTGACCACTCTCGAACTTCATCGAGGAATAGCGCATCTGCTGATCTACCGCGAGCGCCATCTCTAGTCGCTGCTACTACATCAAGTCTGCGACCGTCTTTCATCTCGATCGACTCAGTACCGTTGGCGTATCTGATCTGCTTAACCAGCGCCATAAGGTTCTCGTTATTCTCAAAGACATGGGCTACCTGTCTGAAGGTATCGAGCGCCATCGAGCGATTAGATGAGGCGATGATGATGTTCTTAGACTCCCACTTTAGAAGGTGAGCCAAGATAAGCATTCGAGTTAGATGGGTCTTACCGTTCTGCCGGGCTACTAATAGCAGGTTGGTCTTGCGTATCCAGTTGCCCTTCCTGTCCACGCGCAGCATGTCGGTTAAACAAAACTTCTGCCATGGTAATAGTGGCATCTTGATTAGTTCTGCTAGTTCAATTACATCGTTAACCTTAGAAGCGCCCTTTAAGTAAGGGCTGTGAAGCCTTGGCTCGGTTGCCCCTCGTAGCGTTCGTGATCCTTTGGCTGGCATCAGGACTGATCTGGCTCTGGTTTGGCCGTAAACGGACTGTCTTGGTGGATTACCGACCGTGTTGGGGAGGCGGAGCCAGA